TTTAGACTATCATGAATTAATATCATCTATAGAAAACTTTGAACAAGTCACAGAAAAAACGGAAAGTATAATAAATAACATCATACATAATTCTGGAGCTGACTTAATTAAAAGTAATATATATCCTTTAATACATAATAGTGGTAGAGAGTGGAAAGGTAAACCCAAACACGCCAAAGAAGCGAAATCTTTAACAGATGTTAAGGAGAATTTAGGTCTTGTTACTAAATCAAAAAAGATGTATTCATATCTCTACTTTAGTGACGACGGTTCAAACACCGAACGCCACCAAGGCAATCAACATTTTATGTTAAAGGGTGTAGAAAAGTCTATAGATGAAATATCAAACAAGATTATACAAAGAATTATACAAGAAATTAATAATTGAGGAGTGATAACATGACACATTCAGTATTTAGTGAATATTTAGTTAAAAAGACAAGTGTTAAATTTGCAAATGAAACAGAATATAACACAATGGATTGTGTAGGTACGAACGAGGAAGAACTTAACACAAAAGTAGTAACAAAAAAATGTAGGGGTGTAGTAGCTAAGACTAGAGTTATACCAACTGGGGACGGAACACTCAAATTATCTTTACACGTTCCTTATGATGTTTTTTGTAAAGCTTGGAATTTAAGTAATGCAGACATGAAACAAGGCGTATATAAATACGGTCAAGACAGTCACCACCCAGAATTTACACTAGTTCAACTAGTAGAAGACGAGGACGGAAACCAAAAATATAAAGCTTATCCAAGATGTATAATACAAACTGGTATTACTAGAAAAGTAGAGAACGGAGCTGAAGAAGTTGCTTTATCTGACATTGAAATTTCTATCATGCCAGACGAAAACGGGAACGCATTATATGAGGGATTAGCTGAAAATATGTCTAGTGATTTACAAAATGCTTGGTTGACTTCATTTAGTGTTGACCTTGTTACTGATAGCACTAACACATATAGTATTACAAGGGCTCTTACACATTGTTCTATGTCTAATACTAAGTCTGTAGTTACTGCAAATGATAGTTTCTTTACTGAAATTACTGCCGAAGATGGTTATGAATTACCAAGTAGCATAACAGTAAGCGATGGAAGTACTTTAGTAAGTGGCACAGATTACTTATATACTATTACTGACACAGTAGCAAGCACAACTGCTACATTATTTATACCAAAATTCGACGCAGATACAAGTATAACAATTACTGCAACTGCATAATAATATAATAATGAGGTGAAAACATGAAAGTAAGAGTTTTATTAGACTATGTAGATAAATATACATATGTATGGCATAAAACAAATGAAATTGTAGAAATGACAAACGAAAGATATAATGAAATTAATAGAAAGCGTAAATTTGTCGAAGAAATCAAAGAAAAAAAGACAAGAAAAAAAGCTAAAACTATTAATAAAACAAATGAAACAGATATAAAAACAACAATAGAAGAAGTAAAAGAAGATTAAAAAGGTAGGTAGTATAATATGAAAAATACAATATTTAAATTTACATTAAATGACGATAGTACAATAGACATGACTTTAAATTTTGCAAGTTTATATAAATTATCTAATGTAGATAAAAAGTTATATTTAGATTACAATAATAAAGTTACAAACGGAATTAAAACGGAACTAGACAACATTGTAATACTATATACGGCTTATAGATGTGCTAATTTAGATAATTATATGACATATGAAGAATTTCTTGATAAAATGCCTTGTAGTAGGCAAGAAATTGCAGAAATACTTACAAAATTACTTGGTGTCAAAAAAAAATAAATTTTAGGTCGGCATTTAAAAAAGCAACTCATTACTATGAAAAAGGGAACTTTAAAATCCCAAAGTTTGAATTAATAGAGGTAGAAGACTATTATACTTATTATGTTCTTATTTTGGGTATTAGTGAGGATATTTTTTTTAATGCCGACTATTCTTTTATAGTCAATGTCGCAGATAATTATGATAGTTATAATAATTGGTTAAATTATATTAAATATAAACAGAGTAAAGAACGTTAAGAGGTGAAAGGCATGGCTAATAATAGAAATGAGGCTAAAGTTACTTTTAAGGCTGAAACTGCCCAATTTAAGCAAGAAATACAACAAGCTAATAGAGAATTAACAGAACTTAGAGCAGAATTAAGACTTAATCAAGCAGAATTGCAACGTGATGGAC